TGCTTTAATCAATGCTAACTGAACAGGGTGGTCAATTAACTTGTACCACCGATTGTGCTGATTTTCTAGCTGCGTTTGCTGTCTTGTTTTCATTAGTCAGGAAGTTTATTGACTAAATCTTTTAAAACGTCTGTCATGCTTGTTTCTTGTATTTCTACGCGATCAATAAACATACCACCCGACTTTGCAAGCAGTTCACTTGCTTTTAATCTATCATTCATTTTTTCAACATTTTCACGCATTATACTTGACCAAAATTCTTTAATCTCATTTGCGTTTGCAATGCGTTTGTTTTCAATCGGATTTGCTAATTCTGCAATATATTCTTTAATTGTAGTATTTTGCAGTAATTTTGAGGCGTTTGTATTTATATCTTTTTCACTATAACCAGCTAAACGAGCTGATTCTGTCGCATTACCATTGGTAGCATAATGCTCACAAAAAGCCTTTTGTTTAGGTAATAATTTTTTATTTTCCATATTTCCCCCTACTGTGCGGAAACCCTATAAGGTATTTTAGCTTTTAAGCACATTCTAACCATTGCCAATATTGTCGGTTTTAATTCAAGCGGTTCATTTGCAAATTTTAAACGATTTAAAACAGCGTTTTCGCCTTTTGTTACCGCATATAAATTTTTAATATTAAAATTTTGTTTGTCGTTATCATAAAACCTAATAACTATGCTTGGCGATATTTCGCCATAATGCTGCTCATAAATCAAACGATGCTTTAATTTCCAACGTTCTTTTTTTGTTCCTGTTTCAGCCACTTTAACACGAATATACCCATCATTATCAACATGCTCATCACCTAATGGTCGAGTGTTCCATGTTTCATTTCCTTTTTTGAATCGAGTTTTTGATTCACCAGTTGATTTTTTAACGCCTTTGTTCCAAGGCGTAAACCCTTTCTGAAACCGTCCACTGTTCATTTTAAAATAGCAGGTAGCTCTTTGCGTTCTGGGATGTCATTAATGCGTGTCTGTGCATTAAGGACTAAACGCGCATTATCGACAATTGTACGCGCAATAATTGTCAAACTTTTTGAGCGTTCTGCTTCAAAAGCAAGTTGCTCAACACTTAATGATTCTTCGCTCAATCTTTCCATTTGAGCAAATAAATGATTGTTTAAATCTGTTAACGTATTTTTCATTCTTGTTCCTGTTTAAGTTAACCATCAAGTAATTAAACCATAACACACCGAAGAAGCGTTGCAAGAAACACGATGCGATAACTGCTCCCGTCTTTTTTTCGTGCGAGAGGACACGCGTTAGGTTTAATTCTTCATGGTTAAACCAACCAACCCAGTTATTGATAAATCGCCATAAAGTGATTTCTGAATTGGTTGGGGTAAAACTATTTTGCTACATTAAAACAATTTTTATTTTCATTTACAAAATAAATAATTTTTGGAATTAAATCATCGTAATTTTTAACTAATGCTTTGTAACAAGAATTATCTGCAAATCTTTGTTCATCGTAATTATAAGCCAACCAAAAATTAGCTTTATGTTCTCGTTTACCATTAAAAACTAATTTAAAATTTAACCAAAATGTATTTTCAGCATTAACTAAAAAATACACATCCCAGTTTCCATCATATTGAATTGAGCCAATACAAAAATAGGAATCATTTTTAGGTGGAATTCCGTAATAAAATTTATCTTTCATTTTATTTTACCCATAAAAAAAACCGTCTTTTAAGTTAGGTGATAATTGCCGCGAGTGATTTCGGCTCTAACTTTAAATTCGGTTTTGTTTAATCACTTGTTAATTAGGTTTATCACAACCCGAAATAATTATACCGCATTTTGCTTTTTTATGCTTAATCTTTTTAAAGTACCGTACACCGTACATGCGCGTACACCCTTTAAAGGGAGGGTGTACGCGTACGTACGCTTAAATGTACCCATGCGTACATATGTACATTATAGGTAAAATGTACGCGTACGTACGCTTATTTAAGCCAATAATAAACACCATCATTCCCTATAAGTTGCTGATTTAATAAATCTTTTATTCCATCAGCAAAAGAGCGTCTATTATTCTTGTCTGTTATGTACTCATAAGCAAATGGACGCCATTCTTCAAGCGACACAACCATCTCATTTTCACCCACCAATGTACGCCCACCTCCCAACTTTTTGGTGGCATTTATGGCGTTTTTTAAACCTTCAAAACATTGTGTTGTTCCCTTTTTTAATTCTTTTACAATTTCTTGACTGCCAACATATTCCAAATAAACGCCCTCAATCTGTTTTTGCTCGTCATCGTCATAAAAACAATCGCCCTCAAGATCAACCACTTTTATTCTAAAATCCATATTATTGCCTGCACTAAAATCTTTTGATTTGGTACATGACAGCGTGACTTCCATCTTTGATTTCTTTGTCATGCAAAATTCTGCGTCCATGCCTGCTTTAATAGCACTGCTTCCACGCGCCCTGCCCTTGTCGCCATGACCACTATGATGCACTGGAACAATGGCTGCGTTGTATTTTTTAGCCAATAATTCCATGTTAGCCAAGAATATCGCCATATCCTCGCTGCTATTCTCATCACCGTGCATATTTCTGTGCATTGTGTCGATGAAAATGGCGCATGGAGGCTCGTCTAAGCCTAACCCATCTAATATACTGGCCACACGCATAACCGCGTCTGTATCGAGCAAATTAACGCTTTTTGTGCTAAAATAAATATTGTCAGGATTCATGTTGTATTTTTGTTTGAGAGCTTGCATCCTCATTGCAAGCCCTCGATGACCCTCACCAGCAATGACCACAACCGTGCCTTTTTTAGTTTTGTGACCGTGCCATGGAATCCCTCTGCCAATACAAAACGCCCAATCCATGGCAATCAACGATTTACACGCCCCAGATTCGCCAAACAATAACGTGTTTGAGCCGCGTTCTAGCAAGTTTTTAATTACCCAATCAGCGCGTGTGGTGTTTGCCATCAAATCATGCACTGAAACAAACAGGTTTTGCTTTTTGCCAATAATGAGATCCGCAACCGCTAATATGCCTGCGCGTTTTGCCATGTCGTTAAAATCTTCACCAACAATGGGCGAGTGGATAACTTCTACCCCGCATTTATTGGCTTTTTCAATACCTACACCGCTTGCATCGTTATCTGCGCATATAATCACCCTGCCTTTGTACTGACTGCGCACCATGTCGCACACTGGCTTTAAATTCCCAGCGTTAAACGCAACCACAACACATTGTGCTGTGGCTTCGTGGATTGTCATGGCGGTGGCAAATCCTTCGGCAATGATTACCATGTCGGACGGCTCACCAATAGTGAAGTAACCGCCCTGCATTTTACCGCCTGTGTAAAATCGTTTTGTGCCGTCTGTGGCAATATATTGCAGTGACTGGATTTCACCACCCACGCCATAAACAGGAATGACGAGTTTTCCGTCATAAATGCGCAGTGCTGCGTGTGATTTGACATTTTTGCGCGTCAAATAATCGTGATTTAAAGCGTGTGGGAGTTTTGCATACAGCTCCTGAGCGTTAAACGCTGCGTTGCTGTAAGCAAAATCCCGTTCCTCTTTGGCTTTTTCAATAGCTTGTTCGCGTTCGTGATCGTTTTCGCTACTTCTAAAGCCATCAGCAAACCAAACGTGTTGCTCGCCCGATTTCCAGTCACCATAACATGCGCCTTTGCCGTCTATAAATAATGATACCCAGCCAGATTTCTCTTTGCCTGTAGTGGCAAAGCGCGTAATGCCGTGCTGATTTATATGTGTTGGCGGGTTTATGCCTGAAGCGCGTATTGCATTTAATAGATCATTCATAATTTTCCTAGATATTGCGCTAAGCGTTCAACGGTTTTTTCATAAGGTGTTTTTTCTTTTTTAAACTGATCGTGCAAAAATCGATGCAGCATATTGCGCGACACGCCCGATTCTTCCGCTACTTTGCTAATGTTCATCACGCGTAATTTTTCTTTGATTTCGTCTGGTGTCATTGTGTGTTTTCCTTGTTGTATTTTAAGATTTAAAAAAATATGTTTACATTATAAACTATTTTTAGTAATATAGTACCCGTAGTAACAAATTATTTTTTTTAATCCCAATGCGGAGCAATACAATGAGCCTTTTAAGCACGATTAGCAAACCCGTTAATAAATACCGATTGTTCACCATTTATGGTGGAGCTGGTATTGGCAAAACCAGTCTAGCCAGCACTTTCCCCGCACCTATTTTTATCAGAGCAGAAGATGGTTTATCTGCTGTTCCTTCCAGTGCAATGCCTGACGCCTTCCCATTGCTTACAAGCAGCGACGATATTTATAATCAACTGTTAACGCTTATCAATGAAGATCACCAGTACAAAACATTGGTGATTGATTCAATCAGTAAACTTGACCGCTTATTTACTGACGAAATAACCAAAGGCAACACCAGCGCGAAAGCATTAGCACTTGCAATGGGTGGTTATGGCGCAGGTTATCAGGCATTATCATCTATGCACGGCAGAGTACGCAAAGCGTGTCAGATTTTAGTGGATAAAAAAGATATGAACATTGTTTTTTTAAGCCACGCAGAATTAAACACAATTGATTTGCCAGACAGTGATGCTTATCAACAGTATGGCTTAAAAATGGAAAAGAAATCACAAAGCCATTACATTGATGATGCAGATTTTGTAGGTTTTATGCGCCTAGAAACTTTTGTGATGAAAGATGAGCAAAAGAAATCAAAAGCAAAAAGCACGGGTGAGCGGATTATTCAATGCACAAGTGAAGCGTCAAGCGTTAGCAAAAACCGCATGGGATTAACTGACGATATTTTTATCCAACACGGAATCAATCCATTATTAAAATTTTTAGGAGAATAATTATGAGTTTTTGGCAAACAAGCGAAGGTAAAAGCGCAACAGACACAACGGGTAAATTTGAATCAGGTGGTGGTATTGCGTTGATACCGGAAAACACAACATGCTTAGCTATGATTACTGAAGCTAACATTGCGGAATATCAAGGCGATGAATATATCAATTTAGCGTGGACAGTAAACAAACCAGACGCATATAAAAATCGAAAAGTGTTTCAAAAAGTGCGCGTATTTGACGCAGACACAAAGAAACGCGACAAGGCTTTAAATATGCTTGCAGCTATTGATAAAAACGCTGGTGGAGTATTAGCACAGTTTAATGCAGCACCAACCAATGTAACGTTACTGCAAATAATGAATAAACCCATGCTAATTAAAGTTATGGTTTGGGAGATAAACGACAAAACAGGCAACTGGGTTGCAGCGGTATCACCTCGCAGTGTTGAAGAACCTGTGCAAGCAATTAAAGCAACGCCAGAAATTGCTGATGATAATTTCGATGTTCCATTCTGATAATTAACTAAACAACTGCACACGGACGTGCAATAACTAAAGGTGAATAAAATGATAGAGCAAAGAACACCAGAATGGTTTGCACAACGAAAATATCGCGTTACAGGTTCAAGCGTTGGCGCAATACTTGGATTATCCCCATTTATGAAACGTGAAGATGTCATGCGCAACATGGTGCGTGAATATCACAGCGCAGAGCGTGAGTTTAAAGGCAACCAAGCCACAGAATATGGCACGTTCCACGAAGATTTGGCAAAGATGGATTACCAGTTAAAAACTGGTGTTATGGTAGAAAAATGTGGATTTTATACTTATGAAAATTGGCTAGGTGCTTCACCAGATGGATTTGTTGGTTTTGATAAACTAATTGAGATTAAATGCCCATACGGTCAACGCGATAAAATCCCGCCAATGTTTAAAAACTTAGCGCAGCAGCCGCATTATTATGCGCAGATTCAAGTGCAATTATTTGTGACGCATATGGCAGCGTGTGATTTTTATCAATGGTCGCCAAACGGTGACCAATTAGAAACCATTGATTATGATCGTGAGTGGATAAACAAACACCTGCCAATTCTAAAAAGTTTCCATGACGAGTATTTGATTGAGCGTGATAAACCAGAAAAGTATTTGCAGGATAAACGCGCCACCAATAACGCAAACTCGACAGCGTACCGCGTGGAGTATTATTTTGAATTGTCTGCGCAGATCGCAGAACTTGAAGCCATTAAAAAAGGCGTGCTTGAGCATATTGTTCGAGATTGCAAAGAACAAGACAGCGATATCAACGGGCATAAATTAACCAAAGTAGTCAAAAAAGGCGCGGTGAGTTACGCCAAAGCCGTCAAAGAATTGCTACCTAACGCAGATTTAACGCCATACATGGGTGAAGCTAGCGAGTATTGGAGGTTGTCATGAAAGATTACAAAGATTTTTTAAAAAATAAAACAACAAAAAAAATTAATAGCGGTTTTGATATTTGTGAAACAAAACTAAATAGCAATCTTTTCGATTTTCAAAAATTCATTGTTAAACGCGCTATTAAAAATGGCAAATATGCCATATTTGCTGATTGCGGACTTGGTAAGACGCTTATGCAATTATCATGGGCGCATGAAATTAGCAAATACGAAAAAAAACCTGTTTTGATTCTTGCGCCATTAGCTGTTAGCGGTCAGACAATAGCAGAAGGTAAAAAATTTGATATTGATGTTAATAAATATGGCACATCATCAAAGATTCAAATTATCAATTATGAAAAATTAGGTGATATTGAAACAGATCAATTTTGTGGTGTTGTTTTAGACGAATCATCAATTTTGAAAAATTTTGATGGTAAAACAAAACAATTGATTATTGATAAGTTTAAAGAAACACCATACAAATTGGCTTGTACTGCCACACCATCACCAAATGATCCAATGGAGATAGGAAACCATGCTGAGTTTTTAGATGTAATGACACGAAACGAAATGCTTGCAATGTATTTTATTCATGATGGCGGTGAAACTGCCAAATGGAGATTAAAAGGACACGCTAATGATATTTTTTATCAGTTTATAGGGTCATTTTCAGTGATGCTATCAAAACCGCATGATATTGGTTTTGATTCTAACGATTACATTTTGCCGGATTTAAATTTGATTGAGCATGAAATCGTTACGGAAAAACAACAAAACGGCAGAATTTTTAATGATGATTTAACAAATGCAATGAATTTTAATCAAAATCTGCGATTAACTATGAATGATAGATTGTCTAAAGTTGCAGATTTAGTTAATTCAAGTGATAAATCGTTTATTGTTTGGATAAAACAAAATGAAGAAGGCGAAGTATTACGCAAACTAATCAATGACGCTGTAGAAGTGAAAGGCAGTGATTCGCCAGAAAGCAAAGAAAAAAATCTATTGGGATTTGCAAATGGTGATTTTAGAGTGTTAATCACTAAAACCAAAATAGCGCAGTTCGGTTTGAATTATCAAAATTGCCACAATCAGATATTTGCATCACTTGATTTTAGCTTTGAGGGTTTATATCAGTCAATTCGTAGATCATATCGTTTTGGTCAAAAAAACAACGTCAACATTCATTTAATTACTACAGATTCAATGAAAAACGTATCTGATGCAATAAAAACAAAACAACAACAATTTGAAAAAATGCAAGAGCAGATGAGAATTACAATGACTAATATCGTAAATGATAGCCAAATATCAACGGATTTATTTGATACAACCCCAGATAATAACAAATACTATAATATTCAGCGTGGTGATTGTGTTCAATTGATAAAAAATATTGATGATGAATCTGTTGGGTTAACTGTTTTTAGCCCACCATTTGCCGAGCTTTACACATATTCAAATCATGTCGAGGATATGGGAAATTCAAAAGACTACAAAGAATTTTTAATGCAGTTTTCATTTTTGGTAAATGAATTATATCGCGTTATGAAATCTGGCAGGAATGTGGCTGTGCATTGTATGGATTTGCCAATTCAAAAAGGCAAAGAGGGATTTATCGGCTTAAGAGATTTTAGCGGCATGATTCTAAAAGTTTTTGAAGAATGCGGTTTTATTTATCATTCTCGAATTACCATATGGAAAGATCCTGTTGTCGAAATGCAAAGAACTAAGGCTCTTGGATTACTTCATAAACAAGTTAAAAAAGATTCTACCATGTCAAGAGTGGGTATTCCCGATTATGTGATGGTGTTTAGAAAAGATGGTGAAAGATTTGATCCTGTAGCCAATACCGATATATCTGTTGATATGTGGCAAAAGATAGCATCACCAGTTTGGAACGACATTAACTATGGGAAAACACTACAAGGATTTAGAAACGCTAGAGAAGATAATGATGAAAAGCATATTTGTCCACTTCAATTAGAAACCATTGAAAGATTGATTTTACTTTATTCAAACAAAGGCGATACTGTTCTAACGCCTTTCATGGGCATTGGTAGTGAAGTATATCAAGCAGTAAAAATGGAACGATTTGGGATTGGTTTTGAATTAAAAGAGTCATATTTTGAAATGGCTAAGAAAAATTTAAAATCAGCAATTTCAGAAAAAAGTCAAATAAGTATTTTTTAATTATGAGAATGCGTCCATACCAACAACAGGCGCATGATGACTGCATTGCGTGGGTTCGCAAGAATACCGCGCCATGCGTTCTTGAATTGCCTACAGGTGCAGGTAAATCCATCATTGTTGCTGAAATAGCAAACTCATTAAACAAGGTAAGCAAAGGCAAACACGTTTTATGTATTGTACCGAGCAAAGAATTGCTGGAGCAAAATGCCGATAAGATTCAAGCCACAGGCAATGCGGTTTCATTGTTTAGCGCAAGCGTTGGTGAAACCTGCCTTGCTAATCCATTAGTGGTTGGAACGCCTGTCAGTATTAAAAACCAGCTTGAACGTTTTGGCAGTCAATTCTGCGCAGTGATTATTGACGAGTGCCACAAGATTACGCCAACCGTTATTCATATTATTGATCAGCTGCAGGTATTTAATGAAAACCTGCGCATTA